GCCACCGCGAACGCCGACTGCGGCACGGTGAGGAGGCCCGACTTGCCACTGGGCGTGGACAGGTAGGACTTGAAGGTGTCGCTCTCGGTGAAGCGCTCGCCAAGCGAAGTGAACTCCACCGGCTTCTCCTGCGCGTGGCTGGTGGCCGTGTCGGCGTAGGCGCGGTCCAACTTCGCGTCCAGGTTCTGGGCCTCGATGCGCGCCATTTCCAGGGCCGTGAGGTCCTTGATGCGGGCGTCGAGTTCGGTGGCGCTCTGCGTGAGCGCCTCGAGGTTGGACTGCTCGGTTGCGGACAGGTCGGTGCCTGCCTCGATCTTCGCCAGCAGGCTCTCCACCGTGGCGCGGTCATCGTCGCGCGTCTTGCGCAACTTCTCAATCAGTGCCTTGCTCATTGGGTGCGCTCCTTGCGCTCGGGGTAAGTGTCATCCTCTGCGTGCGGGTGCTGCCCAACGGTTGCCCGGGGTGCCCGCGAGCCTGCGCGGGGGTGCCGTGGCCTGCCATGGGGGCAGGGTGCGCCTCTGCGGGCCAGCATAGGGCACATCCGGACCCGGTGCCAGACGTGGCGCTACCGTGGCGCACGTGTCCGGCTAGCCCGACTGGCGCGTCCGGAACGTTCTGCGCCCCCGGTGCCTTGCGGCTGCCGGGGGCGCGGGTGGGGCTGGTGGGGCCTAGGCGCGGCCTGCCTTGAGCGCCTGGAGCGCGGCGCCGTAGGCTGCCCGGGCGTTGGACCAGTCCGACCAGCGGATCGTGATGTGCGCGTCGTTGGTGGCTGCCCACACGCCGTCCAGGGTGGTGATCACCACGGCGTCGGCGCCGGTGCCCATTTCGGCGCCAGCCTTGGCGACGGCCTTGGCGAGCCGACCCTTGCTGCACCCGTTGGCGCCCGGGGCCGTGGCGGTGGCCTTGGCAGCCTGCCGCGCCTTGCGGGCGGGCTCGGCCTTGGCGAAGTTGGCCTTGCGCTGCGCCTCGTGGGCTGCGGCCTTGGGGCTGGCCTTGGCGGCGCGGCTGCCCCAGACGATTGCGCCTGCCGAGTTGTAGACGCCCACCGGGGCGCTGCTGGTCTTGCGCAACTCGACGCCCTGGATGATGGCCTCGGCCTTGGACTTGAACGTGTAGACGATGATGTCGCCTTCGGCAAGGTGCCAGCCGGGGCAGTTGATGGTGTCGATGGTCATTGCCATGATGGTGCTCCTTGTGGTGGTTGGCTGCTGTTGTGTGAACATCGTAGCACACATCTTCAACAGCCCGCAACCTAGCGGCTGCGGGCTGTTGGGTGGTGCTGCGTCAGGCGGCGATGGCGTGGGCGCCGTGGTACTTGCCACCGCAGGCGCACTCGCAGTCGTTGCCCGTGGCGTTCCAGCACGTGGCGTCGCAGGCCAGCGCAACGCTGTCGGCGTAGGTGGACTTGATGTGGGCCAGCGCGGCGCCGTAGGCGTGGCGGGCGGTGCCACCGACGAACACGTGGCTGTCGTCGACCGTGACGAAGGTGGCGAAGGCCACCGTCTTGACCTCGACCTTGGCGCCAGTGCGCTCGATGAGACGGGCGAGACGGGCGGGGCTTGCGGTGGGGGCGGTGTTGATGGTGAACATTTTTTGCTCCTGTGGTGGTTGTTGGTTGGTTGCTGTGTGAACATCGTAGCACGGACTGTTGAAGCCGTGCAACTCGAACTAGCGAAGCGCCTACACATCTTCAACAGCCCGCAACCTAGGCAGGCTGCGGGCTGTTGGGTGGGTGGGTGGCTAGGCGCCCAGTGCGCGCCCCTGCCCGCCGACCCGGGTCTGGCCGATGTCAGCGTTGGCGCCAGCAGCGCGCCCGGCCCGCTGGCCGCTGTAGTCGGTGGCCCAGCCCCGGCTCTTGCGCCCCTTGCCCAAGCCGAGACGGCGAACGGCCTCGTCGTTGCGCACCAGCGCAGCGCGGTCCACCAGCGCCACGGCAGTGCCCGCGCCAGCCTCGGCCTCAACGCGGGTGCGCAGCGCCCGCAGGCGGCTGCCTGCTTCGGCGAAGTACCCCTGGATGAAGCCACGGCGGCGAACGAGTTGCTCGCGGCTGGTGGCGCCCATCAGCATGGCCTCGTGACGGCCCTCGGCCTTCCACCAGCGCTCCATGGCGGCGATCGCCTGCAACTGGATGCTAGCGATGAGGGTCTTCGCCCGGGCGATGTCGGACTCGAAGCCGACCAGCCCGAGACGCATGTTGCCCCGGTCGCCGGTACGGTAGGTGACGATGGCGTCGGTGAGGCCCATCACCAGCAGGTGTGCGCCCATCAACAGCGGCTTCGTGTAGGTGCCGGTGAACTGGATGCCGTCGCTAACGACCTCCTCCTTGCGGCTGCCTGCCTTCTCCTTGGCCTGGAGCATGGCGGCGTCGATGCCGTACTTGACCATCAGTTCCTCAGCCTTGGCTGTGAAGGCCTCGGCCTCCTCGGTGCTGTGGCTGCTCTCGGCCTTGCGGAGGAGGGCCTCGATGGTGGTTGCCTTGGCGTTCATTGTGTTGCCTTTCGTGGTGGTTGGTTGGTTCGTTGCCTGAGCATCATAGCACCTAGTTCAAGGTGCTCCAATTCGAGCGGTCCAGCAGGCCAAGGCGCTGCGCGTAGTAGCCCTCGACGCGGGCATCGTTGATGATGGCGCCGATGGTGTTGCGCTTGGGCAACTGGAAGAAGGTGGTCTGCACCGGGACGATGCGCCCGTCGGGAAGCGTGCCATGGCAGTACGAGACATCCCAGAACGGGAAGCCCGGATCGCTAAGGAGCCGCAGCCGGGTCACCTTGCCACCGGCAGCCTGCAACTCCTGGAAGGTCCACAGCGGTCCGCTGCGGTCGACGCTTTCGTGGTACGCCTGCGCGTCGGTCAGGCCGTTGGTCTCTTGTGCTCCGTACATGGTGGTTCTCCTTGGGTGGTGGTTGGGCGGCTTGCGCCGTTTAGATCAGTTCGCCCTTGCTGATGGCGACAGTGTAGATTTCCGGCTCCCCGGCTGCCTGCACGCTGGCCGACAGTGCGCCCTGCGTGATGGCCTTGGCGGCAGCGAGGAACAGGGGGTCCTCGGCAATGGGGTCGTCCGCGTCGGGGTTGGTTGCCATGTCTTCCATGGACCCCGCCGCGTAGTCGACAGCGGCTTCCATGGTGTCGAACTCCTCGATGCTGAGGATTTCGTGCTGCGTGTAGGTGGTGACGATGAACATGTGGTGGCTCCTTGTGGTGGTTGCTGCTGTTGTGTGAACAGCATAGCACACATCTTCAACAGCCCCCAACCCGGGCAGGGCTGGGGGCTGCTGGCTGCGCTGCCTTAGCAGACGCGGGCGACGAGGCTCTCGAAGGTGGTGCGCTCAAAGGCGCCCTCGGCGCCGTTGTCGAACGCCTCCCAAGCCAAGTCGGGGTAGTCCATGGCGATGTTGCAGGCCATCACCTGATCCTCAACGGGCTGGCCGTACCAGTAGACCTCCATGGCGTCGAGGAGGATGTCCTCTTCCACGCGGGGCGTGGTGGGGGCCACCGGGATGGTACGCTCGGCAGCCGGGGCGGGCGCCGGGGCGTCGATGGTGGCCGCGCAGCCAACGAGGCCGATGGACGATGCGAGGATGGCGAGGGCGATCTTGTTCTTGTTCATTGTGGTGGTTTCGCTTTCTGTTTGGTTGGTTCGGCAAGCGGTGTTGCTTGCACGGCTTCAAGCATGGCACACGCTTGCCGAACCATCCTAATCCAGGCCGTAGGTGCCCCGTTCCCAGCGCTCAAACAGCCACGTGATGGGCGCCAGCCCCAGCAGAACCAGCACCCCCAGCGCAGCCCTAAGCATTGAGCCGCGCCAGCCGCGCCCGGTAGGCCTCGATGCTGATGGGCTGCCCATGGCTGGCCACCGACTTCACGGTGGCATCCCTGCCCAGCGCACCGAAGGTGACAACCGAGAACTCGCGCAGGCGCGCCTTCGTGTGAACGATGGTGTAGGCGCCGGTCTCCTCGTCGCGCTCTTCCCGCCACGTTCCCCAGTCGAAGCCAACGCTGATCTCATCGACGACGCCCTCTTCCAGCAGGGCCAGCGCCTTGCGGGCTTCCGGGACGTCCGCGTGTTGGGTGATCTTGGCCTTGAACTGGAGCCCGCCGTCGGAGTCCTCCAGGTGGGTGGCGCGGCCAATGGGGGCATCGGTGTCGTGCTGCCACAGCACGCTCACCCGGTTGGCTGCGTTCAACTGGGCGCGGAACGCCCCGGCCTCGACGCGCTCGAACAGCCGTGGGCCACGCGGGATGTCGATGCCATACTTGACGGCCTGCCCGGTGATGATGCCCTTGAGTTCGGTGGGGGCAATGGTGGCCCGCAGTTCGGTGTATCTCTCCATCAGTTTGCCTCCTCGGCGTTGGGGTCGTCAGTGGTTGCCTGCGGGTCGGTGGGTGGCGGGGCGGGTGGTGCCTTGGGCTTGGGCAGCGGCTTCATGTTCTCGGCTTGGCGCGCCTCGTCAACCGTGAGAACGCCGCTGGTGATGCCGCTTGCGTAGATGTCGAAGCGCGTCTTCGCATCGCTGCGCAGCAGTTGATCGGTGTCGATGACGGCCGAACTGCCACGCGGCAGGCAGCGCGTCAGCCCGCTCTCGAGCGCCCGCAGGTAGCGCCCAAGCGTCACGCGCAGGAACGTGGCCCACTCGGTCTCCATGTTGGCATACACGCGGCTCTCGCTGGGCACGCCCAGCAGGTACGGGGGCACGCCGACAATGTCGCTGGCCAGCCTGAGGTTGAATTCTCGAGTCGGAATCATGGACAGGTCGGCGCTGGACCATTGCACCGGCTTGAAATCAGCGTTGCCGATTGCGGCCACGCCGCTTTCCCGCATGGCTGCGAGGAACCCTTCCTTGTACTCTTTCGCCTGATCAGGGTTCACGTCGATGCCCAGGGAAAGCACGCCGGTCGGCTTGCCATTCTTCATGATCACGAACTGGCTGTCCTCGGTGGCAATCATGATCTTCAGTTCGTGCTGATAGCGGTCGAGGATTCCGCGGCCGAAGTGGCTGTCGGTGCGGGCGCCCACCAGGAAGTGAGCAATGTCGGAGGGGTCGAATTCTTCGTACTTCTCTGCGGACGTGTAGGTGTATTTCCCGTTATCCCAGCCGAAGCGGGTGGGGTCCATGAGCGGCAGCCGGGTCGGGTAGCCGCGCCTGTCGGAGACCTCGGGGCCACGGTAGGCGAACGCGTCGCCGTACCAGATCATGTCGCTAACGGCTGCCACAAGCCACTCGGGCAGGCCGTGCCACAGCGGGTCAGGGTTCTCGAGCAGGGGCGGCGTAGGCATCTGCTCAGAGACGGCCATCGGGTCCTCAAGGTGCCGGTACTGCCGGGGCCGCAACTGCGCCACGACGCCGCTGATGAGTTCCACGCCACGCCCGATGCCCGGCAGCCCCTCGGCACGGTCGCGCGTAACGTAAGGCAGGGCCACGGCGTCATTGACCATTCCGGGCCATGGAGTATATGCGGAACGCCACCAATCACCGTCGCTGCCCATTTCCACAGCGCCGCCGATATCAGTCGCGCGGCTCAGTGCGCTGGCTAGACCCATGCTTGACCTCCTCCAATTCATTGATGTAGCCAATGGCCAGCAGCAGCCCGCCAAGAGCGATGATTCCAGCAGGTATGTAGACAAGGCCGATGCCCACGGCAATCACCAGCCCGCCGAGTACTTGGAGCAGCGTGTTCATACGACCACCGCGCTCGGCTTGTCCTCGCGGCTGGCCCACCACATCCCGAGGACCGCGGCCTTGGCCAAGTGGACAGCGTTGGGGCTGGCCTTTCCGGAGACCCTCTTGGTCTCTCCGTACGTCTCAAGCACAGCGCCCACCATCTGCTCGGATGTTGCCACGTCTCCGTCGTGGCGTACCCTACCCGCTAGCAGCCATGGCCGGATAGATGTGGTGGCTGCCGCGACGTCCTGCTCTCCGGCGTGTATCGTCTGCCGGATGCCTGCCAAGCGCGGCACCCGGCCCCGCACATGGCGCGGGATCAGCAGGTCGCAGTTCGTACCGGTCCGGGCAAGGGCTGCCACTTGCTTCACTGCTGCGGCCAGCGTGCGGTGATTGCCCAGCGTGGCCAGCAGCACCGTCTCGCCGTCGGCCTCCATGGCGCTGGCCAGCACGTACCACGCCGTCTGCTCGAGATTCGGGTAGATCACATATGTTCGGCCTTGGCTGGTGGGCGTGATATTCACCGTTCCGGCCAGCGCGTCGAGCACTTCTTGATCCACCAGCGTTTCCGCCTTGCCTGCCAGCGGTGGCCAGATGTTCAGCCATTGTTCCTCGAAGCCAATCTGGTCAACCTTCGAGGCAATGAATCGGGCTCGGCGCTGGTCCCAGTGCGGGCTGGCCATTCTGTGCGCGGCGACGTGGTGCTTGTCGGCTCCCGGGGTGGCACTCCACTCCATCAGCAGCACATCGTCATCCGGCATGGCTAGGGCGCGTATCGCTGGCAGGCGCAGGGCTGGGAACAGGCTGGTGGCCTCCCGGTGCGCGGTGCTAACCATGAGCATCTGGCTCTGCTCGCGTTCGATCATTGTTGGCTCGATGCCTTCGGTGATGTGTTCCTCGTCGATGGCCCACGCCTCGTCGATTAGCGCCATGCTCGCGCTGTAGCCGTAGACGGCTGTCTGGCTGCGCACGATCCACCGGCCCATCACCCCGCTGTGCTCGACAGCCCATCGGCCGTTCCCGCCCACGCCGTGCCACGGGTCGCCGAGCAGGTTGGCCCACTGACGCGCAGGGCGCTGAATCTCATCTGCAATTGACAGGTCCTTGGCCACGTGCAGCACCAGTTGAGATTCGCCGAAGTAGTCCCAAGCGCTCATTCGGTCCAGGGCTATCTCGCGCAGGCCGACACTCTTGCCGACCTGCCTGCTGGTGCTGACCAGAATCTTGCGCCAGCACAATTCGCCATCTTCGTCGATTTCGTACATTCGGTAGATAACGAGTTTCTGCCACCATCGCAGGGCCTTGTGCTTCTTCGGCGTCAGTGGATCCTTGCGCCTGCGCTCCTCCATTCTTGCAACGACAA